TTTGGCGTAGTTTGCAGAGGTTTGGAGATCCAGTGGTTCAACTCTCGGAGACGAAACAGGAGAGAGTCTATTCTGTGATGGAGAACGTAAGTTCGTTTGATCAAAAGGTAGTCTCATTTCAATGCCCCGTACCCTAAGATTCCACTACCGACCCCCTGGAACAGTGCTCCAAATAGAGATTGATCTCTGGAACCCCTCGTTGCTCCTGCTGCTCCTCGTAGAACTCCTGCTTGGCCCTGGGCTTGTCTCCAGTTGATTGCTGCCTGTTTGACCTTCATGTCTGCCTGGAGTTGTCCCTGGAGCCGTGTTCTTGCTGCTTCGTAACGAGTGTTGTAATCGATCATTCTCTGGTTGTACTGATTCTGAAACTCCTGGGAGATCTGAACCTGAGCTGGTGTTCCGACATTGACCGATGCACCCGATGCTCCTGCTCTGGAACGGATTCTTCCCTGTCTCGCCTTTCCAGCAATCTCTTCTTGAGCTAGTGCTGTCATCCCAGCAAATTCCACTTGTCTGGCGTTCTCGGCTGCTACCCGTCTGATCAACTGAGCTTCTTGCATTGAAAAAATATAGTTCTCTTCTCCGGCTCTGATCAGTTCTGCCGCTTGTTGCTCGTAGTTCTGAGCGGTCAGTGCGTTCTGCTGTGCTGTCGTATAGAGGTTGAAACCAGTTTCAACTCCCTTGTAAATCAGGAATGCGGTAACGGGGTCCATTATTCGTTAGTCTCGTAGTCAATCGCCAAAAGAAGAACATTCAGTGGATACGGCTGATCCTGACGGATATAGAGTTGTGCTTCGGTTCCAAAATCATCCCGAAGGGCATACGCCTTTTCTCCAGTAAAAAACAACAAAGCGGTCCCGATAGCATCAGCCGTAGTTCTAAAAACTGCTTCCGTTAGGTTCGATGTGTTTGCTCCAAAGATCACACCGATAGATTCCAAATAGGTAATCGTGGCATCATCGAGAAGAGTTGGCGTTGAGCCGTACTTGAAGCCCATGCTGTCGAGAAGCTTGATCACAAACTTGTGGATTCGTTTCTTGTTTCCTACCGATGTACCTGCGGACGTTTCGGCCACAAGGGGGAGAGTCTGGAGGTTACTGTTGTATCCAAGTCCAATTCGGTATTTGGTTGCTGCTGTCTGGAGGGTGACATTTCCGGAGGAATTGACGGTCTGGTCCGGTTGTACGGCAGCATCTCCGAGGATGGAAACGGTTTCTCCAGCAAGGTGCGATAGGCCAGTAACGGCAGTAGTGGCAGAGGTTTGGTTCGTTGGCTCTTCCAGACCACTATCGACAAAATGAGCATTTGTTGGAAGAATTTCAGAACCGACAAAATATCTTTCCAGAAACTCGACATATCGGACCTCATTGCACTTCCTCAGAGTAGTGACACTGACATCGGTGGTTGAACCAGAGACTGTTACCGCACTTCCTCCAGATGATTCAGAAAGTTGGAAAGTATTAGTAGTTGAACCGACCACATAATAAAGAGTATCTGCAGTGAATCCGGTGATTGTAGTAGAATCAAAAACAACGATGTTCCCGTTTGATAATCCGTGAGAAGTCTTGGTGAAGGTATCGGTGGATTGATTGAAGGTACACGAAGACAATGCTGCATCCCGTCTATGTCTCTTGACTACCATCCAAAGCTGGTCATGGGTGCTTCTTGCAATCACAGATAAGGATTCGACTTTCGCATGATTCCCATAAGTACTGTCGTAGTGAACCCCGGCTATTGTGTGCAGATGCCATGCTCTCATCTGAAGAAGATCTACATACGTGATTGCTGCTAACTTCCCATCGGTTCTTCTGCACCAGAGCACAGAATACGGCTGATCCTGGTACGAGGTTTCCACAATCCCAGACTCTGTCAGGGACTCTGCTCGTAGAGACAGATCGGCTGCTGCATACTGGTCCTGGAGTTTATCGAACGCTAATTCTCTTAACTTTCTTCCGTTTACCTGGACATAGAGCAGGTTGTTGCCGATCTTTGCTGGAAGCGAAGTTCCGTCTGTGGCCCAAGCACTAACTTTGGTGATTGAAAAGTTAAACGGAGTCAATGTCACATCGTCTTCTGCACCAAAGATCTGGAAGATTCCACCAGAAGTTCCGACTGTCAGTCTCCGGTCTTCATTAAGCCACTCGATTAGATCCACTGTGTCAGAAGAGATCGTCAGAGAGATCGCATTGTCCTCAAAAATCTGTTCCCCAATAATCGTCTTTCCAGCAGAATCGGTTCTGCCTGTCGATTGCCCAAGGGGTTCTGATGCTGCAAAGTTATTGAAGTCTGCAGTCTTGGAAAAGAAAACCGTTTGAGGTTCTGACGAGGTTCCGCCAAAGACGAGACGTTGCTGATAGATCTGTACACTTCGGGGGTATCCGGTAGTTGAAGAGAAGCTACCGAGTTGCCACTCGGTTGTTGCTCCAGGAGTTGCTAGAGCAGCCTTCGTTTTTGCTAAGATTGTGGTGGTAGGAGCACTACTGTCGAGTTCCAAGATCTCGGCATATCCCCACTTGATTTGTGGGGCCACCTGAGTGTTCAACCGAATCAAACGTCCTACGTCTGTGCTCTGGAAACCAAGGTCTAAGTTGATCCCGGTTGTATCGGAAGCCACGATCTTGATGTAAGCATCTTTGCCAACGATGTCCTGAAAGAACGTCAGATCTGTGGTGGGTGCAGTGGTAATATCTGCAGGAGTTCCGCCAGCAGAAGTTGCTAGTTTGAAGGTGTTCTGAGTTGCCTGGACAATGAAGTAATCTGTTCCTGCTGTTACTCCAACTATCGAAGTTCCTCCAGTAAAGCGAACTTTCTGTCCATTGACAAAAGGATGGTTATCAGAAGTAAACGAATCAGTGGCATCATCCACATTGGATGCTGTGACCGTAATGACCTGTTCTGCTTCCAGAGTCGAATTTGTGAACGATGCTGTCCAGTTTGCTGTATCTGCTAATGAGATCGTCAGTGTCGTATCTTCGGTATTGACCGGAAAGTACGGACCATCCTTGAAAACAATATCTGTCAGTGTCCAGGAGGTAACGTCTAGACGTTTGAGTTCTCTCGGAGGATGAGTCGGATGGACTAGGAAGAGTACGTCTGCTGATTGAGTGAAACTGATGTCTGCTAACTGAGCAGTCGTATACGTTGTGGTGACTTCGTAGGGAGAACCACCGGATTCGATGATTCCATCATTTGCGTAGAAACGAATTTTGTTATTGGAAAACTCCAAGACCACAGAAGTCCCCTGACCCCGGTTAAACGGAATCAGGCGAACCTGGGCATTGGAAGGAGTCCCATACGCATAGAACGTCCCTGGTCTCCGGGTTACGGAACCCTGGGGAAGGACCACCATGTTTTCCAGTAGTGCTAGTGACGATTTGTAACTCTCCAACTCGACCATTCCCTGCATCCTGGGAGAAATCATCCCATCGGCAAAGGAAGACTGAAGTGCTTGAATCCTCAACTAGACCTCACTTGAGAACTTGGCTCTTCGATACGTAGAGCCGACTAGACGAGCATTGATAAAGTCATCAGCAATGAATTCACCGGGAAGTGACGTTTCCTGAGAATCTACACCACGGGCCTCAGACAAGATCTGCAGATATTTCGCAAGCATTCGGTCACGGAGATCTGCTCGTCCTGTTAGGTTTTCCGCTATCTCAGATGCCAACTTCATGGCTACTGCATGAGTCAGTAGAGCATCAAAGTCAGTAGGGTCCGTTACTTTCTTGATGTACTTCAGTTTCATTGAAGTGCTATCGGTTACCAGAAACCGTCCCTCGACTTCGTACTTCTCAAAGTTGTTTTCAATATCAAGCACCCGAAGGCAATCAGCCGGTAGAGCAAAGCGTTTGGCATAACCCCAAGCTGGAGCAGTAACGTCTGCTGATAACTCTACTCTGGCAACTGCACAGTTCCAGGGATGAGACCGGAGGACCGAGTCACGACAGTCTTCATAGCGAAGATTGACCACTCTGGCCCTCTCGTTCTCTTCATTCAGTGCCGCAATTTTTGTCTCACCGATGTTGGTGAGCGCAATGTTGCAGATCTGAACTACTGAACTCATCAGTCAGCTACGTAAACGATGTAACCGACCAAATCATCCCCATCGGCTAGTGCAACGTCCTGACACGTGGCCCGAATGACTACACCACCTTGGGATTGGAACACGTAGGTCCCTCCCGTAGCAGTCTGGTCCGCTTCCACATTGAAGTACCCTGCAGTATCCACACTGAGACCATCGATTATCCCGTCAGGATCGGCAGCAACGGAGTCTCCGTTTCCATCCGTGTAAGCATCCCAACCTAGATCCAGTGTGGCACTAGCCGTAGTCCAGTTGACATACATCCGAGAAAGACCCAACAGAACTCGTACTCGTCCTGCCGGAAGTTTCCCAAGGGCTACCGAAGACGTTGCGTCTCCTGCCCCATCCTGATCATGAGTGAAAAACATCACTCGGAGTCTACCTTGCATTTCAGTAGACTGATTATTTACTACGGGATCTGCCGTTGCATTGGTGTATTCCGTAGATTTCTGAGTAGTAACAGCCATTTAGTCTCCGTTATTAAGATTCTACACAATCGATTTGAACCACTTTGTCCTCTTCCATTCTGGTTGCTCCGATTGACATCGCAGCATAGACCTGGGTGGCATAGGATTTATCGGGTCTTTCATCGATTCTGACATGAAGATCTTTACCGACTGCTAGGAGCACTCCGTCTACTGCATACGCAAAACAAGTTCTGGTTGAACCAGACAAGCCTAAACGAGTAGAGGTTACGAAGGTAAAGCCAAGAAAATCAGTGACTTGTCCCTGAGAAAGAGCCTTCACGGTGTTGAAATCAGAACTGGTGACTTCTGTTGTAGCCAACAAGTCCTGGATCTGTTTCGGAGAAACTACAATCACTCTGGGAATGCTTGGGTCTACATCTGCGTTATCCAGAATGAACTTGGCTTCTCGTAACTTAGCGATGGTCATCGCAGTTCCACCTGCAGCAATCACCTGAGAACCACTGTTGTAGCCCGATAGCGTTACCGAGGTTCCTCCAGTTTCTCCAGTATTGGCTGTTCCGGTTGCCGCACTGATAATGACATCGTCCATTGCTCTTCCGATTGCAAAAGCCTGAGCTTGAGCATACGTAGAAGTCGGATCAACAATCATTCGGAGTTTGTCCTGGTCATCAATGAGATCTGCGACCTCATAGTCTGCCAAAGTTACTCGTCTTCGTGCGTGGGGGGTGTCGTTGAGAATGGTATCTGCTCCACGGGTAGTCCGAACGGATGCTACCTGGGAACCGATTTGATCGAAGAAAGCGGATTTTCCTCGGACTGCTTCGTTTCTAACCAGACCTCGAAGGCGAGATCCTTTCTGCTGCGAGAGATGCTGCAGATTGGCCGAGTACATTTGTACAAAGGCCGTTGTTACCTGATTTGACATATCCAACTCGATGAGAATGGTTCTCATGCCTATTGTTGGAGTTGTCCTACATCAGATGTCTGATGTCTCAGGGTTCCGGGCTAGGAAGCAGAAGAAGTACGGGTCAGGATCTGGTTATCCGTTTCCGTTCCTTATTTTGCATGAGGGAATCTGTGGGCTTTTTTACCCACTGGTAATACTTATCAGCAAGTTCAATGGGGTTACTGATATCGGCCACTGTACCGTTTTCTACTGCGAGACGCAAGCATTCTAGTCGGAGGGATTCTTCTTCAGTCATAACAGCATTTCCCGGAGTTTCAGTGCTTCAGCTACATACTTGTCGTGCTCCGGGTGCATCCCGTCCCAATACGGAGATCCTGAGTCCATGATCTTGTCCAGTTTGTCTTGAATCGATGCTCGTCCTCCACTGTCTCCAAAGGCTACATCGTTCTGAAGCATTCCGTCTTCCTTGAGAATCTGTCCGACTCGGTTGAACAATTTGATCATCTGTGGAGAATTTCCTAGTCCACTCTCTTCCATCGTCTGAACCATCTCGGCATCTGCTAACTGAAGGAAAGCCTGTTTCGCTATCTGGGTCTCTGCATCAAAATTACTTCCCCATTCTCGTCTCAAGGAATCAATGCCCTGTCGAATCTGCTCTTGGTACAAGTCCTTTTGCTGTAATTCCTGCTGCTGATGCTTGGTTGAAATCCAATTGTAGATCTCTCTTGCCTGATCCTTGGAAAGCCCAAGTTTGTGAGCATTCTCTGCATAGTCCTTGTTCAAATCATTGCTGATGTCAATCTCGTATCCAGACGGATCTTCGGGTCTGCCAAGTTTGTTGTAGACTTCTGAATAGTTCCCGTCACTTGGTAATTTGATCAACTGATCTTCTGGGACTCCTCGCATTTTTACGAGGTGTACATAACTCTTTGCTAACTTCGATACATCATCAAAGTTTCGTAATGATGGTTCATTTGCTAAGTCTTCTGGCAAAGATCTGGGATCAAACGCCATGGAGGTTTCGGCAACGGTTGCTTCGGTGTTTTCAACGCTCATCTCTTCGGTCATACGGAGGTTCCATTTGTTTTTCCAAGGATTCTAAATCGGTCCTTAGATATTTGATCAAGTCCATGACTACCGATCTCCGACCTTCTTGAAATGCAGAAGCTACCGAATCACCGGGGACATGGGTTGTGTGAAAAATAAAGTGTCTTTGACAAAGATCTGCCAAGACTTTTGCGCCTTCGGGACTATTAAAAACTCTACGATAATCAGCCTGACGTTTCTTCTCAAAGAGCATTCGCTTTGCTCTCATTCAAGGTTGCTACCGATTCGTCTCGTCTCGATTGGGAAATTATCGCTTGTTGTTGGGCAATTACTTGAGCCTGTTGCATCTGTTCCATCATCTGTTGTTGCTGTTGCTCTGCAGCTTTCTTCTGATCCTGTTCTGCCTGAGTCCTAAAGACCTTTGGAGAGACCTTGAGTATTTCTGCAGCTAATTCAGCAACTCTTCCTGTTTCAAAACGTTCAATCACCGTGGGATCAAGCTGTGCAAACGGTACAAGAAACTGAATCAGTTGGCTAATGGAAGCTAGTTCTCCAGATCGTTGGGCAATCGAAACCGGATTGGAATACGCTAACTTGAATTCTGCTTCTCTCAATGCTTGTGGTGCTTCTGGTAAAGATCCGTTACGGACCATGATCGACATTGTTCTCAAGACCAAAGGGCCAAGACATTCGACCTCCTGACGGGCCACAATGGGTCCGAGCACTGAAAGGCGGTCTCTCTGACGGGCTGCTATCTCGGTTGCAGAAAAACGGAGTACGTCTCCATCGGGGGCAACTGGACCTGGAGTTTCAAAAAGATCTAAATAGAAGGCTCTTTCAATGGCTTGACGGACTTGGCCCATTTTTGCTTCATTGAGTTCTACTCTGGCATTGGTGATCAACGGAGTGATTCGGTCTTGGGGTCCAAGTCCTGCTCTAAAGTAGTTCAGCCCTCCTGCACGGGTCACTACGGGTGATAAGAATCCATCGTCTGGAACTAAAAGTGGAGGATCGACAACCTTTTGAAGCGCAATCAGTCCCACTCTTTCCATCTCATTGATCATCCGGACATCCGGCAAAGACTCAATCCCTGGACCTCTTCCGTACACTTCCATTGAGTTCTTTTGCCAGCGACTGACAATATACGGATTCTCTTCAAAACCTCCTTTTTTGATTTCCTTCCTTGAGGCTAATTCGTAGTAATTTGATAGAAACGGTTTGCTGCCTGTGTCTCCTGATTTGGACCTTGGGCGTACTACATGGAGGATTTCAAAACGATCAAACGGAGAAGAGTCTGCTGCCTTCTTTACTCCATCGGATAGAGAGTTCCCGAACTGACGATAGAGAGATCGTGCCGTGTCAAAAAAGGTTCTGTAGACGGAATCAACCTTGCCGAACTTGTCTTCTGCAATGAAGACGTTCCCAAGAAAATAAGATCGAAAGATTGGACCCATTGGAGGTTCATCGACCACCATCATGCACCCGGTTCCAAAGGCAACGAGATCCAGATAGAATTCGTGCATCGAACTGTGAAAGCCACTCTGAGGAGAGTTGAAGACCGACATACATCTACGGGTTGCTTCCTCCAGCCAGACCTGGACTTCCCGGTCTTTCATCAATGTAGAGTCTTCGGTTTCCAATGCAAACCAAGGAACAGTATTGGATGTCAACGTATTGTGAAGACCTGATGCTGCTCGGACTAACGCTCTGACTGCTGTTGATTCGTAGATTCGATCTCTACGTTGTTCTCCAGATGCACGATAGCGTTGCGTAAAATCAGCCCTTCGGGGGATCATTAACTCTGCAATGTCTTGCCACTGGTTCTCCCAGTTGCCCCGATCTCCCCGGAGTGCTTCATATTCTTCAATCAGGTTCATAAGGCACTCGCATAACGCCTACGATTGGTCATGTCCCGTGTTCCTGTCAGGATGGTGTCTTCTCGACCATATCTGTTCAACATCAATCTACGGATTCTTCTCTGTCTTTCTTCCTCAGTTAACTTATCTGCCTTCGTGGTCGCTTGTTCTATTTCCGGAAATACTTCTTCATCTCCGATTTCTGGAAGTTCTGGCATTGGATCTTTGACGGTTGCGGCACTCCCTCCGCTTGAATCTTTTTTCCCAGTGTAAAAATCAAAAATATCTCCAAGACCTCCGAGGATGTCTATTTCTGGCAGTTTTTCAATTGATTTGACTGCATTGTTCAGACTCCCTTCAAAACCCTTGACTGAAATATCGAGTGAGGATTCAAATCCCTTGACTTCTGTAGCCAGTGTGTCTTCAAAGCCCTTGGTCTCTGTCGCAATAGTGGACTCCAACCCTTTTGTTGCTGTGGAAATCGAACCTTCGACTCCCTTCGTAATGTTCCGGTTCTCGCCTTCAATGCCCTTCGTGATTTTGGAAATCTCTTTTTCTGCGGCCTCGTTCTTGATCCCTGTCAAAGAAGCTAGTTCAATAGCATTGGTCTGCATTGCTGATCCTGCATCAATGGCCCCTTGTTGGACCATTCCTCCGATGTCAATCAAGTTCTGTTGCCCGGCTCTTCCTGCATCAATCAATGCCTGTTGTCCTGCTGCCCCTGCTTTGACCAAGGCTTCCTGCCCTGCTGCCCCAATGTTGACCAGTTCCTTCTGGAGTTCTCCTCCTTGCTTCTGAGCAGATTCTGCTAATCCTGTCAGACTGATCTTTGATAGATCCTGGTTCATATTCGGTTGCAACTGGCTGAAGTTCGGAGTGTTGTCTGACAACGTGGGCATATTGATCTCAGGGACATTAAAGCCTTTGAACTGATCAAGATTGACCTTAATCGGCTTGATTTTGATATTTTTGAAAAAGTTAGTGCCTCCCAAAAGCCCACTACCAATAGAACTGCTACCTCGGAGATCCGGTAACTTGATGCCTGTGTTTTTTTCCAGCCAATCTGTAACTAAACTCATTGCTGCTCCTTATCTTACTGAAGATCTACGTTTGGTCCCTGATGTCATCAAGGACCGACCATACCCAATCCGTGTTTCCCGTTTTCTGGGGTCCTGTTCTACTTTCAAAGACCGTTGAAGACCTGGGATCTGCTGACCCAATGCCTGTGCTTGCTTCGTGGCTTCCTCCATTTGAGAAGTATAGACCGATAGATTCTCCTCTAGTCCCTTGTACACCGACTGCAAGTCCTTGTACTTGGTATTCAACTCCTCGTATTTGGTTTTTGCTGCATCCATCCCGGAGGTTGATACGAAGTTCTCATAAGCCTGGACTGTCGGATTGTAGGTCTGCTCATCGTATCTGGTTAAATCAGAACTGATTTGAATTAAATTCTCTTGAGACTGAACATACGCATTAATGACCTCTTGAGGAGGACCACTACCGAAGTTGAACGCACCTAGAATTTCTTTGCGAAGTTTGTAATCGTCTCTTGCTGATTGTACGAGTCCTGATAACTCGTTCCTTTCTCTGGCTGATTGCTGAACTAATCGCTGAAACTGAAGAGAATCATTGTATAGCCTTGCATAAGTGTTGTACGAACCTGCTACCTGAGTTCCCATTTCTTTTGCTGCCATAACTGCTGCCTTGTACTCAGGATACAAGTCCTGATAGGACTTCAGTGCTGTTTCTCTCTGGGTCTTATACCCAGTAAGGTCTTTCTCTAGTTTCCGAAGCTGAGTCAGAATGCTCATGGCCTTTCCAATAGGAAAATGGATCAAAAGATGCGTCTCGGATAGAACCCTCGGCTACCTCTGCTCTGGGTCTCCAGGTCCGAACTGTTGCATACCGAAGAGATTGAACGGCATAACGGGTTGCGGACATCAGGTCATCATTCTTTCTGACAATCTTTCCGTCCTTGCGGTGATAGATTCTGTATTCCTTGTACCAGTCCTGCAAATGATCGAAGA